CGGATATCCACGGGTTAACACGGCAATACATGATTTGGCGGAAATATCCGTAGTCATAATAATCTATGTAACATAGAACAAATTTATATCCTTTTAAAGGAACCTACGGTTCCTTTAAAACCTCCCTTCTAATGAGGAAGTTCAAATTGGTTGTATATGATCTTATAGAACTAATGTACCAAGAATCCTTGTAATAAAAGGGAGGTTTTAAAGGAACCGTAGGTTCCTTTACGTACAAATAAGTATGTAGAAATATACAAATACTCTTATACTCTCTTTGTGAAATGTCTGAAGAAGAAGAAGATGAACAAGAAATGGATACTTCTTGGGCGAATGTAGAGGAAGAGATGATTGATAAAGAACCGATGACTGAAGTCACATGTTGGCTCCTATACATTGATTCGGATGGACATTTACGTCATGTAAACCAAGAAAAACAGAGTTTAGATGATATGAATTCAGTAGAAAATATGCGAAAATGGCCACGAAATCGTTTGATACAGTTTCTTCATAATAAAAAACAACATCTTGGATTGAAATATCGTTTGATGGAAATTTTGTTATATCACATCGGTTTAGAACCAAATCAATTGATGGAAACATCTTTACAAGATACAGTCAAATTGCAGGATGTTACGTTACATGACGAAATCAAAATTCCATCTTCTTTGTGTATATTTCATGAAGTGAATTGTTTATATTTTGTATTTCAAGAAATACCCAAATATGATGACGAAGAACCGGCTGCATATAAACCAGCATTACGTATTGGAGATAATTGTTCTTTACCTCGTGGTAAACACAAAAAGACCAAGAAAGTATCTTTTAGTGTTCCTGCTGAATTTCGGCATACGAAAAAAGCACTCCCTTAAAACCTCCCTTTTTGTTGCGAAATATTCTTGGTACATTGGTTCTATAGTATCTTATATAACCAATTTGAACTTTCTTATTAGAAGGGAGGTTTCAATTTTTAAAAATACATAAAAAAATAATTATTTATGTAATTATAGTATGCATGTTCCCAAACCAAATTATGAATCCCATCAAAAATTTTTACAATCCATTGCCAATCAACCATGTTCAGAATGGTCCTTCAAACAAGAACCATGTTTCATGGAAATTTTGGAGAATGTAAGTAAAGAATATGGTGCGCAATATTTGCAAAATATTGAGGCAGATTTTCCCATGGTAACGTTTGAAATATTACGAAAATATGTCAATACCAACGATAAATATGGAAATGCCAGTAAGACTATTTTTACAACACAAGACAAAAAATTGTTGTATTGTAGCCCGTCATCGCTCCGATATTTATACCATGCATTGATATTGGTAGATGCGTTTAAATTGTCAGGATGCCGAAAAATAATTGAATTGGGTGCAGGTTACGGAGGTTTATGTTTGGCAGTACAATTTGTAGTACAGTTGTTTACAGATGTGACGATAGATAAATATGTGATGATAGATTTACCACATTCTTGTACCTTAATACGTTCTTATTTGCAAGTACACGAAGAATTCCTTACGATTCCTTACGAAGTGATGGATGATTATGATACCATTAGTATAGAATATAGTAGTAACAATGAATACTTTTTCGTATCCAATTATTGTTTTTCGGCATTGTCGTTAAAATGGCAGACACATTATCTTTCGCATGTATTGGAAAATTGTCAGCACGGATGGGTAACATGGCAAACCTGTTTTGGAGAATCAATCAATCGTGCTATGGTATTGTTAGGAAAACCAAAAGATTCATATACCATTGTTACCGAAAAACCTCAAACTGCTCCTTATTTTATTGAAAACTATTGGATTTGTTTTTAACTTCTCCGGGTGCAAAGTCCTGAGGACTTAGTTGTTAAAGGCTTTCAGCCCTCTGACCAAAGTCCTGAGGACTTAGTTGTTAAAGGCTTTCAGCCCTCTGACCAAAGTAAAGGTTAACAAGTACCGATCATAGAAACTTCTTTGGTATTGTAATTGTACAATTTTGTTGGATTGTATTTTTTTAATGGAAGATATTCACAACTTAGTGCTCTGAATTCACCGATTTGAATGTCGGTATCATGTTGGGTTTGATAACTACAATTACATACTAAAATATATGTAAACTTTTTATTTTCAACTAAATAATCTAAAAAATGGTAAATATTATCTAATGACCAGTGCTGTATAACATCTTTTAAAATACATAGATCTCCATTTACAATTTGTTCTTTGTTATTATAAAAATCCAAATGTACAAATGAATATTTTTCAGAGTGTTGTTTTGAGTTGTAGTTTATTATTTTAGCATATGCATCATAACCGGTATATGATACATCTAAATCCTCATAAATTAATTTTCCACATTTAAAATCGCCACATCCTAAATCAACTACAGTTTTAATATTATTATCTGTAATGAATTTTTTTAAAAAAGGAACATAACTATCTTTGTTATAATCTATATCACTCCCACTTCCACTACCGCCAGTATATTCAGCATTGTTGTTGTCCGACCATTTTTTATTTTCATACACATTTGTAAAAACTTGTTCCATATATATATATTCCATATGTTCATATTATAACACCATGAACATTAACATGTTCAAGTGAATAAAGGTGCAAAAAATTGATTTTTTTTTAAACTATATTATAAATATAGTATGAAAATGATAGAACAAAATAATAAAAGTAATCGTATTACACCGGAGAATCCGTATGACAAAGACGGTAATATAACCGCATCAAATACAGAAAAATCCGTTGATTCACAAGAATCGCAAGGTATGATACAAGGTTTGATTTTTCTAGCAAAAAATGTTATGGAAAGTTTTCATAAAAAAACATCCCAATTTTCATCAGAAATAGATACAAATCAAATAGATTTTTTGCAAAAAAAAGAACATCATTTGTTATCAGAGCCAAAAGTAACAAATACACTTGATAATTTTGGAGAAATATTAAGAAAGGCATCTGTATCAGTTTCAAAATTATCCAAATCAAATTCTCCACTGCGTTCAGAATATTATCCCAAAAGTAATCATAGTAGTTATAAATTTATTTGTAAAAACATGAACAGAAAATTGGCAGATGCAGTCGGTGTAAAAATAAATTCAGAAAAGGAATCGGACAATATCGTATACGAACAGTGGGTTCAACCGAAAAATCATGGTCTAGAAAACAGTCCTAGAATCATTCCGGATTATTACATGGGAACCAACATGAAGAACAAAATATTAACCATAGATTATCACTATATGATTTTAGATGATATTCGTAATATGCGTCCATTAAACAAAATACAATTGGACTATATTGAACATGAATTGAATGAAACGGAAAAATATGACATTATTGTTGAACTTAACAAAGTGATTACGTGTTATTGTATCGCGCATCAAGATTGATGCCTCCACTACGTTCACGGCATCGGTTAAAAAAATTGATTTTTTTATAACATATTATACGTATAATGTTATAATCTAATAATGCAATTAAATCGTTGTTCTTTTTGCGAGCGTAATTTTCATTTTAAAGAATTGTATGACCGTCATGTACCTACGTGTGAATTCTTTTATAAATCCCAACGTGAACGACAACGTGATTCAGAAGCCATAGATGCATTACCTTTACCAGCCGATATATTTCAGTTAGTCAAACATGTACTCTATGAACAACAAGAATTAAAAGAAAAAGTACGAAAATTGGAATTACAATTGGGTCGTGTTAAAAAACATCAACTTTTACAACATACTCCGGCTCCTATAGTATCATTTACTGACTGGGTCAAGTCATTCGTGGTAACCAATGAACAATTGGAACATGTATTCCAAGAAGATTTGTACGAAGGATTTAAAAAATGCATTGAAAATCGTATTAAAACCGAAAAAATTGAAAATATTCCTTTGCGTGTTTCTCCTGAACGACCCAATACACTCTATATATGGTCATTGGATAGTATGAAATGGATTATTTGTGATATACAAGAATTTATGTATTTGTTGGACAAATTGGGGGATGTATTTTTGAGAGTATATTGTCATTGGGAAGATGAAAATATACGATTGTTAGAATCAACACCCGAAAACAAAGACAAACATGTAAACTATTTGATGAAAATTACGGGTTCGGGTTTATTGCACAAAGAACGTCGTCGTATGGAATTGCGTAGTTGGATATGTACCCAACTAAAGGAACCTACGACTTTTATTTTGCCTGAGGGCAAAAGAAAAACCCTTTAAAACCTCCCTTTTACACCTTTCGGCATTGAAAATGCCGAAAGTAACGTTGCCTTTTAACTCATTTATCGCCGACAAGTCGGCGTTATAAATGATAAAAGGTGTAATGAGGAAATACAAATTGGTTGTATAAGATCCTATAGAACCAATTAACCAAGAATCTTTCAAGGTAATCTTAGGAGGGCGCTGCTCGTAGAGCAGTGTCCTCGTTACCTGAGGGAGATTTTACTCCCGATTCCCTTTGCCACCTTTGGTGGTAAAGGGAATCTGTTGTGTCCCAAAACGCCTTAGGGCGTTTTAGGGACGACTGGAACCGTAGGTTCCAATATAAAATTGATTTTTTACATAAAGAACATAAGAATATGTAAAGTATCATAGATAATGACTGCTCATCCTGTTCCCGATTTTCTGGCCAAAAAAAACGTACATGAACGTGACCAACATATTACCTTTGATGAAGGACCCCATATTTATACGGTATATGGTAAACAAGGATATACATCGGTAACCACATTTGTACATCACCATTTTCCCGAATTTGATTCCGAAGGATGTGTTCAAAAAATCATTACATCCAAAAAATATCACGAAGATTCCACCTACAAATATTATGGAAAAACCCGAGAAGAAATCTTGGACGAATGGAAATTGAACGGTGAAATTGCTTCACGTGCCGGTACCAAAATGCATTACGACATTGAATGTTATTACAATCAATTGTCGGTAAGTAATGAAAGTACAGAATTCAAATTCTTTCAAAAATTTGTCCAAGATTATCCCGAATTGACTCCTTATCGTACAGAATGGATTGTATATTACGAAGAATTTCAATTGTCGGGTTCCATAGATATGATTTTTGAAAATGAAGATGGTACTTTGCAAATATATGATTGGAAACGTTGTAAAAGTATTGAACATGAATCATTTGGAGGTGCGTGTGGTAATCTTCCCTGTATATCTCACCTTCCGGACAGTAATTTTTGGCATTATAGTTTGCAATTGAACATGTACCGACGTATTTTACAAGACAAGTATGGTAAAACGGTTACTGGATTGTATTTGATGTGTCTGCATCCAGACAATTATAACAAAAATTATCAACGTATTGAAGTTCCCTTTATGGATTCGGAAGTGTCTGAATTACTGGAGATTTGGAACCAAACTCATCAGGTAGCGAAGCTACCTTCAGAGTTAGTTGTATTAGGGGACCGAAGGCCCCTGTGCGAAGGACTTCGTCCTTCTGACCAAAAAAAGAAGATATAAAAATATTATGTGATTATGTATATTCGTTATGCAACAAGATAATAAAAAAAAATATACTCATTATATTTCTTCTACAAGACCAGTGTCTTATCCAATATATATACAATGGTATTTGTATGTACGAAATGGGTTTCGTACTTTTTTTCGTAAATCTATCTTGGTAGGAAACCATACTATGATGTGGTTGAGAATACGTCCATCCCCAAAAAAAATATCTCTATTGACTACCCACACCCATCATATTGATCCACTATTGTTGTTTGAAAAACCGATTATGACACGTTTTTTGACGTTGTTCCCGGTATCGGAACCCATTCAAGAAGAGGTAGTGGCGGTGGAAACTATACCTACCATAGATAATAATAAAACTTTTAGAGATTATTTGTCAAACGTTCTTATTCAGTGGTTGTTTTTACCCCCCTTACATCAGGGTGGGTATGTTGCAAAGAGAACATTGTCTATGGAAGAAGTAGAAGCATTGGAACAAGGAAAATATCAAATACAAAAGACATCTATAGATCCCATATGGTCTTCCAACATTGACAAACGTTTTTATGACATTGATGAATTCAAAGAACAAATGTCTGACCCAAAAAATACATTGGAACTGAGTTGGAAATCACGTATTATGTATACATCTACTCCTTATGGAAATGTATGGATGTATTATGATGCATTCAAAGAGGGTTTCGCTTATTACTGTGACCGTATGGGATTAAATTATCGTTTATTGAATGCCATTGCTATGAAATATGTCATGACCTATCGTTGTGTAGATTTTTTTATAGACGAAACGGTGATTAAAAACAATGTGTCGCCTTTTTTGGTACGTTTGAAAGAAGCTGATAGTCATGATGTGATGAAAAAGAAAAAAAATATTCAATATTTGTTAGGTGATATTTCTAATAGTCCATTTGTAAAAAATCGTCCTGCACCTCACGCTAATGCGCCTTACGTGCCGACAGATGTGGCTCAGAAAATAACCAAAAATGGCACGTATGAATCGGACAAACCTACCGAATTATATAGAAACAAATTTTTGTACATGGGAAAAATATGCAATGCTAGCGTATTACAAACTCCCATGAAGAAATCTTCTATACAGAGTCATCCTGATTTTCATTCCAATGCCACCATGCCGATTGTTTCAGCATCCAGTTTGTACGATGCGACTGTAAACAGTCAATATAATTATAAATCATTTAAAGAAACTAGAATGAAACAACCTATGTAATATGCTAACTTCGTTACCGAATGAGTTTGGTCAGGGGGCTTTTGCGCAGCCTAGCCTCCAACAACTAACTTCTGAGGTGGCAAAGCCACCGGAGAAGTTTGGTCAGGGGGCTTTTGCGCAGCCTAGCCTCCAA